ACAAATGCGCGTTATATATTGCCCTTCTTCCTACCTGTTTTGCGTACCTACTATCTAGCAGATTAATCGCGGCTCCCTCCCAATTACTTTCCTTAAGATCTCTAAGCATATTTTGAAAATTAGATATGGCAGGAACTCCCATGTTGAATGCCAGATCCATCACTACCATCTGCGCCCTTGGTGGCAGATCTGACATCCAATCCCATCTAGCTAGTAATTCTTCTTGTACTATCTTTATATCGTTAGCTAAAAGAACCATTGCTTCGTCTTCTGTAATACCTCTATCGTCTAAATTACGTCCTACACCAATCGTAAGTTTGCCGCTAGTACAGTGATAAGGCTTTAATCGTAAGCCTTCAAATTCTATAAGGTGTGCTGTAAATTCTTTAATCATCGCTTGTGTGTGATGCACCAAAATAAAAAGAAATAATGGCAGAAGCTAGGCCACCTAAATAACCGAGTACCAGGTTGATTAATGCTTCGCTGTTTTGTTCTGGTGGTTGTATTGTTACTAAGAATATATATCCCATGAAACCACCAATAACAACTATACCTATAATTCTAGCCGTCCAATCTTTAGAGAACATAGATCTAGCACTTTGTATGTCTGCTGTCTCTAAGGCAAATAGATCTACATCTAATTCCTTCATCTTAACTTCAAAATCATTATCTAATTTTTTAAGTTCAACAAGTTGCTCAGGCGTGGCGTTCTGCACAGCTTTTTCTACATCTTTAGGATTATTCTTGCATCCCAACGCCTGAGAAACCATATTCATTGCCATCCCACCCATTGGGCCACCGAGGGCAGTTCCGATAGTAGGTGCTACTGCACCTAATACACCTTTTAATAGTTCTTTCATCCTTTAATTTGTAAGTTGCAAATCTTAAACGTCAACTTGTGTAGGTATATATTTTAATCTTCTCTTCTTTGCCTTTAACCTGGATCTCGTCTACATAATCAAAAATCATATCGTCTACACCTTTAATTGTTTCTAAAGGGAATAGGGTATCTGCATCATAGTTCCTAGTTTGTCCTTCTAACCTGGCACCTAAATTAACGGCATCGCCTATAACAGATAGATCCATTCTTAATTCTGAACCCATGCCACCTACTATGGCATTCCCTGTAGAGATCCCTGTACCTACAGCTATCAATGGCAAACCTTTAGCCTGGTATTCTTCTGCAATTAACTTTGCTTCTTGTTCTATTGCTTTGCCTGCTAACAATGCTTTTGTTCTGTGATCTTCACAAGGGATAGGATAGTTCCACCAGGCCATAATACAATCACCCATGTATTTATCTATCGTAGCTCCGTTAGCCAATAGTATGTTTGTCATTCTGTCTAAGAAGTTATTGATTAAATCCACAAGATCTTCTGGATTGTCTTTATGTGCTTCGCTTATGGGAGTGAACCCAACAATGTCCATGAAAAGGAACGACATCTCTTTCCGCTCGCCGCCTAATTTCATCAAACTCGGATTCTCAATAATCATATCTACATACTCTGGTGATAAGTAAGTTTTAAACTGGTCGCGGATCTGCTGTCGCAACTTGTACTGTTCTCTAAATCGTAAATAGTAAGAAACACTGCCTGCAATAAAAGATCCTATCAATGTCCAAGTAACATCTAATAATATGCCTGCCTGGATTAACCAATGCCCACACCAGGCAAGCGCAAAAAGGCTTGATATGGTTAATACTAGGCCAAGGCTCATACTTAGTTTGTTTGTTAGAAGCCAAATACAGAGGACGAATATTACAAAAATTACTATTTCTGCGCCTAAATGCCATTCTGGGATCCTGGGAGAGTTAGGCAATAATATTGATTCAGCCAGGGCGGCTTGTAAAAAATGACTGTTAATTAATCCAACTGGTGTTGAGATCTGGCCAAGTCCACCTGCGCTAGATCCTATGATTACATATTTATCCTGGGCGGCTTGTAAGTTATCCAGGCTTATGACTTCAGTATCTACATAACTAACCCACTTACGCATCAAGGGATCTACTGATATAGGTGGGAGTGATGGTATTTGTATCTCGGCATCAGTCATATTTATAATGTAAGTGTCCTGTCCTGTGAGCTGTTTTAGGATCTCAAGTGCCATGCTTGGTGCAAAGCCGTCTGGTGTTCTTAGTAATAATGGGATCTGTCTTACTAAACCATCTACATCTGTTGGCGCGGATGCTACACCCTGGGCGGCACTTTGTTTTAACAGATCTATGTTTTCTATAACACCTCTAGCCTGGTAGCCATTTCCTAGATCTTCACCAAGTACAACTGTGCCAACAGTAGGGGGGAAGGTGTCACTGCTTGCGCTTTCAAATACTGACAAGACAGAAGGGCCATAACTTAAAGCTTCGGCAAAAGCTTCATCACCACCTAATCTATCTGGTTGCGGAAATGCAAATGCCCAGGCTTGTCCATAACTTCCTGCTTCTAATAATTTAATTTGTAGATCTGCAAGATCTTTTCTGGGTAAAGGCCAACCACCAAGATCCTCAAGATCCTTTTCTGTTATGTCCAAGACAACAAAGTTACCTGTGGGATCTTGTTTGGGTATAAACGCATCAAAGGTTTTAAGCTTTAAGATCTCTAGCGGTGTGACCTGTAACAATAAAGGTAATACCAGGCATGTTAGTAGGGTAGGGAATATAAGTCTTTTCATCAGTCGCTTTGGTTGATTGTGATGGTATTGGACGAACCACCGTTAATTTTCACGACATTCTCTACACCATTTTGTAAAAGAATTAACGTATACGCGCTTGATCCGTCCAGATCTAGCCTAATAGTGTCAGTTACAGATCTAATTAAGGTAATCTGCTGACCTGTGATAATCGTTGTGATCTGTGTATCTTTGTCCTGGCCTATGTCTGTGCCGCTTAATTTTATGCCTGTAGCTATCTGGTTCAGTTGGTCTTCTTCCTCATTTATTGCCAAGGCATCAAGTATATTTAATAAATCTTCTAAAAAGTTTACGTCTAAATAATTTATATCTAGTTCTGTAAATTCTAAGGTTTCTGCATTGTCTAAAAAGTCCTCTGCTAAGAAATCTACATCTAAACCGTCATAGGCTAAAAAGTCTGTTGTGGTTTGTTGTTCAGCTTCTTCTATGTATTCTTGATTTCTTTCAGGTGGTGTAACAATCATCATGTTATCTATCATGTCTAAAGTTAAATCTAAAATAACTGGTTTAGACGGTTCTTGATAATAAGTCATAGTTGTTGTGGCTTGGAACGGTTTGTTTAAAATAACTTGACCTACTGCTGTTTCTACAACAATTTCACCACTGCTATTACCAAATTCATCAGGCAATAGAATAAAAAGTGAAGATCCAATTTGAGGGGTTGTAGTCACAGAAAATGAGGTTCCGCGCACATAAACATCTGCGCTTGGTGTTTTTATGCGTATGGCTTTTTTGTTATTAAATTTACCTGTTACAAACCTGGCACTTCCACTTGCAAAACGTAAGGCCATTTCTGATTTGTTAGGATCTGGATCGTAAATATACTTAGTTATTTTTAAGCGGCTATGATCCATAACGCGCACTTGCGTTTCATCTTCAAAGGTAATTTGTACTCTGCCGCGTTCTGTTTTGACGTTATCTAATTGCTGTATAGCAAAGGCTAACTCTGCACCATAAGGCTTATCTCTAACTACTTGAGCATTGCCGTTAATTTCGCTTATCGTGCCAATATCAAGGGCATGAAGTTGAGGTCCCACCATCACTTTGTATAACACAGAAAGTTGAAGCAGTAGAACCCACACTGATGATTTTGAGCCAGTCATTATCTAAAGTTGATTGTTGTTGTATGTTGAAATTTCTGTTGCTACCAGTGTGATCTAGGTAAAAATAGCCACCTGCATATCCATCACCGTCATAAGTAACTGTGTTATCAGATCCATCAATGTCCATGTAGTTAGTTGCCGCATCTACGTCAATAGATGCAGTGATAGCGTTGCTAGATCCGTTGACAGTCCAGTCTAGATCTAAGGTACTTGCTAGGGCGGTCATGGCATGATTGAGTGTGAAAGTATTGCTGTTGCCTGTAGCCTGGACGTTTACATTACTGCCGTCTGCGCTATAGGTATTGGTTTCGTCTGTACTCATATTGAACGTATTACTGTTGCCATCAAATACAAAGTTACCTGTGTAGTTATCAGCATAGATATCGCCTAAGTAGCGGTTAGAATCGCCTATCATATCTAGATTTAGATTCATAACAGTGCCGTCTAAATCTAAGGCCGTCATACTGCCTGCCGCCGCATCTGCGCCACCAATGATATTGCCAGATCCTAATTGCTCAAAGTCAAAGTTAGAATTAGAGGATCCTGATGATTGATCCACCCACAATTCATTATCCGCACTGTGTAAAGGTGCAGATAAGATCAATAATAAAAGTAGTTTTTTCATTCCTTATATCTCCAATAGTTATTAATTACACCCTCTTTGATTGTTTCTAATACTGCTGTTTCTATGGCTATCTGTAATGCAATGCTCATTGCTTCATTTGATACAGATCCACCTTCTATTTCTACTAATTCTGTGCCTTCGCTTATAAATCTAAATACATCGTTATCTAAGGAAGCTGAAAAGACTGATTTAGTCACTAGCACTTCTGTAAG